GCGGTAAATGACCAATTCAAGCGTGGCCAATTGGTCGGCTGGGAAGCCGAGATCGAGGGCTAGTTGAAGCGCGTCGTCACACGTGGCGATCGTCGTAATTGTCGTGGTCGTAATCGGGACTGACGCCGGCACGACAACTTCTACGGGTGGCATCTCAGAAGGCTCTGGGAGGCTCCTAGCAACGCCTAGGAACGCCGTTAGCGCCCATAGGCTACCGATGACGCTAATGATGATTTGTGGGGCTGTAATCATTGTTTCTCCAATTCGTAGGGTGGGCTCCATGAGTCGCCCGTGGCTGTCCTGAAGGACATACGGCCGGCTAGGTATTGCGCCTCGGATCCGCCGTTCATAAAGATCTGCACAAGGACTTCTTGGCCGTTGTCAAGAACTGTCTTGAGCACCAGATAGTCGAAGATTTGTGGATCGGTCATAGAATGGCCTTTCGTCGGTAATCCGACCTTAGCCAAGACTTGCCTAGTAGGGGTGGATTTCCCCGAATGCCTTTAAGAATGCGGCTTTGACGAAGATTGGGGAGTCTGCCGCTTGTGGTGTGATCTCGATGTGGAACCAGTCTCCACCACCGCCACCCGTGACTGTCGGCTTGCTGTATTTGCTCCACGCTTGACGATCGCATTTCCACGCACGACCGAACGGCTGCGGGAAGTAGTCGATGATCATTTCAATTCCAAGATCGTTGGCATTGGCGCAAAGCTTCTCGATCGCTTCTAGTGCGTCCTTACGGTTGGCAAGTTTTTTGCTGGCGCTTGGACGATACGAGAGATCGACGGCGCGGCCTGTCGCGTGTACCGAGAGCGATTCTTTGCCGCGCATATTTCTTACGCCATACGAGCCGTTATCCCAGAGAGCGCCTTGACCTAGCCAGATGACTTCTTTAATAAAGGCGTCCATGCCAGCACGTCGTTTAGGTGATGCGCCGTCCTTGTTGCCCGTGTAGGGCCGTGCACCAACGATCGGAAGCGGTTGGGCTTTAGGCTTCGGGGTTTTTGCCGATGCCATAAGCCTTGTTCTTTGGGTTGACATAGCCGATGAAGAGTGGTGCTACTGCTGCGATGGCTGCACCGAGTAGGTCGTTGGGATCGGTGTTGCCTGACATGTAAAGCGCGACTGCTGCTGCAATGGCGCTGTTGATGTAAGTAGAGATCATTGCTTTATCGCTGGGTTTCATCTGTTGCTCCTGTCTGTTTGGCTTTTTTCATTCCGTTGGATGCGAGTAAGCCGCCAAGTGATCCTGTGAGGAACACGACCACGGTTGAAAGTAGATCAATGAAGGCTGCGTCGTTGGGGGCTTGCTCAAGCGGCTGATTAACAAATAGTAGGCCGTAAACGAAGCCGAGCACAATGGCGGCAAAACTAATCGAGAGCGTGATGCCAACGATCAGGATTAGTCGTGCGTGTTTATCCTCTGGCGACATCGCAAGCCGTCCGCGTAAAGCACCTGTTCGGCTCAATGTTGACTCTTGTGCTGGCGCATCCATTAAGTACTGCCGCTATTACTGCAACCATAAAAACAAGTGCCGCATATTTAGCCGCCGAACGGTACATAATCGACTTGTTTTTGTATAAACGCTTCGTATTCGGCTGGGGTCATAGGGCGCACCACACCGTCAACTTGTATATGCACTTCGTCGTGTGGATAGAGGGCTACGGCTTCTTCGTATGTCATACTGCTATTCCTAACTGTTTGCGTATCCGTAAACGCGGATAGTGCCACCCGTTAAAGTTCCGCTTGCTGGGGTAATGGTAAAAGCCGTGAATGATGTCGTGGACTGTTGCAATCCTGTTACTGGGCCACCAATACCTGTTCTGGGTAAAGTTCCGCTCATCGAAGTGTGTTCGCTTAAAAATGGGCTGTCTAGTTCTATGTTCAGATGAATACTTGTGCTGCTTGATGCGCCAATATATGTAAAGGCGCTACCGTTGCTGTTGGCAATTGCTTGAACGGTTGTATTCCATGCCGTGTAAATGACATTGTTGTAATAGCCCGTTGTTGTTGCGCCAAGTTTTAGGCTTAGTTCAGTTTCGGCTGCCGAACCAACGCCGCCAGTAATGATGATTTTGTAACTGTCATAAGTGGCGCTAAATGCGCCAGTTACTTCAACGCTTGAAACTGTTGTGCCGATAGTTTGCGACTTGACAAGCACAAGACCCGGGGCAACACCTACAGATTGCCAAGCCGCGCCGTCGTAGTACTGCGTCACGTTGCCCGTTTCAAGATAAGCAAATTGGCCTTCTGCAAGGGTTTTTTCGCCCGTGCCACCAAAAGCCGCGTCACGCTCAACAGTCGACGAAAAAACGGGAATGCCCGAGTTTGTGATGTTGAGATCCGCTGCGGTCAGGACTTCGCCTGCCACATAGACGGGGACTGTAGTAACTGCGTTTGCTCCCATACCAGTACCTTACCCGAGCACGTTGTCGGAGTCGGTGATTCCGTAAATTAGATCGTCCAGTACCAATTCAAAAACGAGCGTGGTGGGGCTTGTGAAAAGCGTGATTCGATGCCCAGACGATACGTCGATCTGATGTTGGATGCCTTCTACGGCTAACTCTTGGGCTAGTTGCGTGGTGGTTAAGCCGGTCGCAAAGGACTTCTCTACCGTGATCGTGTTGCCGATCTCGATGACGGCCACGATGTCGCGCTGGGCATCTGTAAGCGTGGAGAACGGCGTGGATACCGATGTGTAGCGCGGTGTGGGTTCGGCTACAAGTAGGTAGGTGGCAAGGTCTTGCGCGGCCGTGTCGTTGTGGACTAGCGCGTCGGAGATTGACGTGGTCTGAATAAAGTAGGTCGCTTGGGATGCTAGATCTTCGGCGACTTCTGGGGTTGTTGCGCCGGCATGGGTCACGGATGCGCGGTTGACGACTTGGTTCGCCTCAAATGAGATCCCGACTTGATCAAAGGGTATTTGGGTTCCGTCGTCGTGGAAGTCTGCTACCGATGCGGAGAGTGTTGTTCCAATGCGGTCTTGGAATGTAAAAGTTCCGTCTCGCGCGACAAAAATTCTGCCTTGCACACTCTCATTAATTTTGGCCATGTATGCGGCGACTGATGTTCCGTTGGGCACGGTGTAGGCGGCCGTTCCGCCAAGTAGCACGGTAGAAGCTTCAATGTTGCGTTCGCCCGGCTACTGAAATGCGTTAACTTCTGGTAGGTCTAGGACGGCTTCTACGCGCACGTTTGCGAGTTCTTCTGAGACGTTGTATTCGTCCATGTAGGTCTGGGAGAGGACATAGAAGCGGTCGGCGCATGCAACGTTGACTTCGTCTAATCCTCCAAGGTTAAAGTCGTAGGTGTAGTCAATGATGTAACCGTTAAAGAGTTCCTCGCCTTCGCGTGTAAGAATTACGTTTCGCATTGGTGCTAGTCCAGGTTGACCGTTTGCGGTGTCAAAGAACGGAGAGTCTTGGTTGAACGGGTTAAAGACTCCGCCGGCATATCCGTCTAGGAGATTGAAGTTCATTGAGCCGGCTGTAAATTGGTCGCCGATGTCGCGGCGGCCGCGTGTGACGGTGATGTTTGTGGAGCCCTCGATGACGGATGCAAATTGTGTTGTTCCGTTAAGGACGTATTCGGTGTTATTGAGGACGCCTTTGTTGGTGTCGTCTAGGACAAATGCGTTGACTAAGAAGCCTGTGTCAATGAGGAGATCGTAGGATCCCGATTTAACGATTGACGTTGCCATTACGCGACTTGAATTTGTGCTGGGCCGTCTACACGGTTCATGGCTTTAATGGCGTTAACGACTGCGCGGCCGATGTCTGCCGATGTGGAGATGCCGCCCGTGACGTTGACGGTGATGTTCTGTCCGCCTTGGTTCCGCATGCGGTCTAATGGGATGACGGCTTCTGGGCCACGCTCGCCGATAAGTGCAAGGGTTGGCCCTGTCACGATTCCGCCTGCGGCCATTGCTGGAATGCCGCCTTCTCGACCAAAGCCTGATCCGACTGATGCTTGCACTTCACCGATACGGCCGAGAGAGATGTGTTCAATAGTGCCAACGTTGTCAACAAACGGGATGGCGTTGTACGCCCTGATAAGCGCGTTGATTGCTCTGATCCATGCGTTAGCCAAAGTCTCGAAGCCGCCAATAATAAAGTTGATAACGCTGTTAACGATGTTTCGGAAGCCTTCAAACTTTTTGTAGGCGATGGCTATTCCGACAACTAGAACGGCTATGCCGGCTGCAATAAGTGAGAACGGGTTTAACGCCATCGCAAAGTTAACGGCCATGATTGCCGTGGCGATAGCGCCTATTGTGCCGGCAATGGCTAGGAAGGCGCCCGGGTTGTTTTGCGCCCAGTCCGCAAACTTTTGAACGATTGGAAGGACGGCTTCTACGGCTGGGAGTAGTGCGGCGCCGATTGACTCTTTGGTTTCGTCAATTGAGTTGCCAAGGATCTTCATGCGGCCTGCGGCGGTTTCTGCGGCTGCGGCCGTGGCTCCTCCGAAGGTTCCGCCAAGGACATTCATGACGTCGTCTAGAGATGCTCCGTCTTTTATCATTGCTTTAATCTCTGGCGACAGTTGACCGAGGGCTTTGAAGTTTCCTCCGTAAGCCTTGGCGAGTGCATCGGAGACGGTCGCTAGATCCTTGCCAGAGCCTTGTGCGATGTCTTGAGCGAGCGCGAGCGTCTTGTTTGCTTCGGTGATGTTTTTGGTTCCGACAAGTAGGGCTTGGAAGGCTGGACGAAGTTCGCTGTCTGCTGTGCCGGATGCCCTCGACATGGCGGCGATGACGTCTTCTTGTGCGGCGACTTGTTCTTTTGATGCGCCTGTGACGTTGCCCATTACAAGCGCAAGGTTCGCTTGTTCGGCTGCGTCTTCCATTGCCGCTTTGGTTGCGCCTGCAAGGGCTACGCCTAAGCCGGCCATCGCTGCGGCCGCTGGGATTGCTGCCTTCTTGATAGCAAAGTTTGCTTTGGCTCCGAAGCCTTCTAGTTGCTTAAATTGGGCGATCGCCTTCTTTGCGCCTTTGGGATCGTATTCGGAAATGATTGGGAGAATGACGGCCATGGGTTTACCTTGCGCTTAGATCGCGGCTCAAAGCTTCTCCGACGCGGTCAACGATTCGCGCCATTTCTACTTCAAGATCGCTCTTATTTGCTTCGTACTGTTTCCACACTACTCGCGACGGGTCGCCATATTTGGCTGTTAGTGCGGCGCCCATTTGATTACTTTTGGAGAAGTCGAAGAAGGCGGCGGCGGCGCCGAGCCATTTAACGGCAAAGGTCGAGAGGTTTACTTTGCCACCAAATACTTCTTTGGGCGCTTTGGTGTTGATGTATGCCTTGACGGAATGGTCGGTTGGCCATGGGAAGACTTCGTATTGGCCACGTAGATTCCATTGGCGTTGCCAGCCTGAGAGCGGATAGTTCAACGGGATGGCCGACTGGATGTCTGAGACAAGCCCAGACGTTACGCGCTTGTAGTCCTTGGTGATGTCGCGCCGAAGTGCTTTATCAATCTTGTTGAGATCCTTGAGCGCTTGACCTAGGCCGAATACTTCTATCCGTGCTTCAATGCCGCCGGCTGAGTCTCTCATTTGTGTCCTTTTTTGTTTTGGTCATTAAGGACTCTAATGATTGTTTGTAGGTCGCGTGAGTCAAACGAATCCGCATAGAACGTCGGAGCCCATCCCGTCGCGACTACCAGTTCGGCTAGTTGCCGGCGGTAGCCGCGTCCGTAGGGTTTGGATCGGTTGCGTCCTCCGCTGCGATCTCGACGTCTGGGTTTTGTTTAAGCCATTCGCGCCAAGTTACTGGAAGCTTCTCGCCTTTAATGGTAAGCAACGTGTGTACCCAACACGCTAGATCTGATGCACCGATGCCGCGTCCGTCTGACACTCGGCGATTCTCTAAGCGTTCCCATTCGGCAATGACGAAGAGGTTTGTGGATAGTTGTTCGGTTACTTCTCCGCGCGTGAGATTGAGTTTAATCTTCATGGTTCTCCTAGTGTCGGGCCGAGGACGGCCGTGATTATGGGTTTGTTGTGTCTGCGCTGTAGACGCCACCAGTAAAGGTGAGGTCTACGGTTTGCAATTCGCCAAGCGATGCATTGATCACTGGCAGGGATTCCAAGTAGGTTCCCGTCAAGATGAAGGCTGGGTTTGTTGCCGAATCAACTGCGTCGGTTGGCTTGACAATGACGTTGAGTTGTGTCCCGACCAATGGGGCAAGCGTTGCGTAAGTTTCCGATGCGGCGTACGAAAGGTACATCGTTACCGTTAGTTCGTTGTTCTCTAGGCCGCCCGTGTAGACGCGCGAAGTCGATCCAAAGGCGGTGCTTTCAAGTGCTTCAACGGTGCGAGTCAAAGTTGCTGCGGTCGTCTGATCGGTCAGGTCAATTCCGCCGATGGTCACTTTTGGATTCGAGAGGATTGTTGAGGTTGGCATGTTGGCTCCTTGAGTTGTGGTTTTAGTTTGACATAGATTCGGTCGCTAGGTGTGGATTACGCCGTTTGGACTTGGGTCGCAACGGTGAGTTCGTATGCCGGCAGGACGGATCCGCCGATGTCGACGTTTGTGGGGCGGCCTGAGATAATGCCGATGTTGAGCGCGTACACCTGAGCCAGCATATTGAGAAGGGACTTCTGGGCGTCTAGGTTGCCGGGGCCGAGCGTCACGATCTGGAGTGTGAAGGTAAGTTTGGCAATGTTGTAATTAAAGCCGTCAATGGAGTCAATGTTGACGAACACGCACGGAGGGACGATG